AAGCGATGTTTCAGAAGACCCATCCCAACATAAACAGAGCCATGTGCTCATCTTGACGGACGCTGGAAAATGGACAGGCAATGTAGTGGCTTTACCAAACAATCGAGTGCGAGTTACCAGCCCAGCCTATTGGGTGACAGGCGAGGGAGCGCCCGATTTTCGACCCAGCCAATGGGTTCATTGTGCGGAACAAGACGATTCGTACATGGATCCCGAGGTGACTTTTAACAACTTGTATAAGGAGTAGTGAAATGTTAAAAATGCCGATGGTTAAAAAAGACGGAAGAATGGTTCCATCCTTCGCTGCTGATGGTAAAGGCAAGATGGCAAAGGGCGGCATGGCTAAAATGGCTATGGGTGGCGGTGTAAAAGCCAAAATGGGTGCAGTAAAGACTGGTAAACCTGCTATGAGTAGTGCTTCTAAACGGGCTGACGGGATTGCTGTAAAAGGCAAAACCAGAGGAATGATGATGGCTGGTGGCGGCATGATATCCAAAATGAAAGCCGGTGGCGGTGTCATGTCCAAGATGAAGAAGTCTGGCGGAGCGTACTAAATGAGACCGAGTCGGGGCATGGGGGTAATCGCTGCCTCCAAACGCCCCAAGAAAACCGTCAAGAAGCGCGACGGTAGCGAGCCGGTCAAGCTCTATAAAAAGGGTGGGAAGGTACGGCGTTTTGCCGAAGGAAACGAAGTTATAACCAGTGATGGCGGCAGACTGTCGTATGATATCCTGCGGGATGATGAAGAACGCCAATTACGGCGTGGTGATTCTCCCAATCGGCGTCCATCCGGTTTTCGTTTCACTGGCGAAGGTAGTAAAGATAAATCTATAACCAGTGGTGGCGGCAGACTGTCGTATGGTATCCCTGTGGGCCGAGACGCAACCCTTTCTCCGTATATGCAAGGGTTTGTTGTCAAACCCAAAGATCGTAAACTAATGGGTCGGATCACAGGTGCCGGAGTGATGTATAACAAGCAGTTTAAGTCTGGTGGATCAACGACCAAGTCAAAAGTAAATGAAGCAGGCAACTACACCAAGCCCGGGATGCGGGAGTCGCTGTTCAAGAGCATCAAATCCCGGGCGGTACAGGGTACAGCTGCAGGCCAATGGAGCGCCCGTAAAGCGCAGCTGCTGGCCAAGCAGTACAAGGCCAAGGGCGGAGGGTATAAAGGGTGAAAGCTCCCCAGCAAAGCCTGAAGGCGTGGACTGCCCAGAAATGGCGCACCAAGTCGGGTAAGCCCTCCAGCAAGACCGGGGAGCGGTACCTGCCTGAAGCCGCCATCAAGTCCCTGAGTTCCGCTGAATACGCGGCCACCACCGCTGCGAAGCGCCGTGGCAAGCGTGCGGGCAAGCAGTTTGTTGCCCAGCCGCCCAAGATCGCCAAGAAGGTCGCCAGACACCGTAGAATCGGCTGAGAGGGCAGTAAATGACCACATCCGGAACCGTAACCTTCAACCTTGACCTCAATGAGGTCTTTGAGGAGGCATTTGAGCGTTGCGGTCGAGAGCTCCGCTCCGGCTACGACTTCAGAACCGCCCGCCGGTCTCTGAACCTGCTGACCATCGAATGGGCGAACAGGGGTATCAACTTCTGGACTATCGAGGAAGGCTCCCTGCCCATGGTTACCGGGCAGGCGGAATACGACCTCCCGGTGGATACCATCGATCTGGTTGAGCATGTTATCCGCACCGGCACCGGTCAGAACCAGCAAGACCTGACCATCACCCGGATCAGCATGCCGACCTACGCCTCGATCCCGAACAAGAACTCCACCGGTCGCCCGATTCAGGTCTGGGTGGATCGGCAGTCTGGCGCGACCTATCCTGCCGGCGGCAGGCCAGCCGGCACGAACACCACCACCGGCGTGGATCACCCCAAGATTCATGTCTGGCCCACCCCGAACAGCCCGGGCAGTCAATACACGTTCGTATATTGGCGTCTGCGCAGGATTCAGGATGCCGGCACCGGTGTGACGACGCAGGACATCCCGTTCCGCTGGATTCCCTGCCTGACCTCCGGTCTGACCTACTTCCTGTCCCTCAAGATTCCGGAGGCAGCGTCTCGGGTTCCCGGCCTGAAGGCCGAATACGAGGAGCAGTTTAAATATGCCTCTGAGGAAGATCGCGACAAGTCCGCGATCCGGTTCGTTCCGAGACGGATGTTCATCGGCTGATGGGCAATAGGTTCGCATCTGGCAAGAACTCGATTGCGATATGTGATCGGTGCGGCTTTCAGTACAAACTGAAGGAGCTGAAGAAGCTCATCATCAAGACCAAGCAGATCAACATCATGGTCTGCCCGGAATGCTGGGAGCCGGATCAGCCGCAGCTGCAGCTGGGAATGTATCCGGTCTACGACCCTCAGGCTGTTCGCAATCCCCGGAAGGACACCAGCTACATCGTTTCTGGCAACAGCGGGCTGCAGCTTTCCCCGGGGGATGTGGGGACTCCAGAGGGCGGTAGCCGTATAATCGAGTGGGGATGGGCTCCTGTGGGCGGGGCAAGGGCAAACGATATCGGCCTGACCCCGAACGTGCTGGAGCCAGCGATTTCACTAGGCACGGTTACCGTGTCTGTCACTTAGGAGAGACACATGGATGCGAAGAAAGCCGTCAGGAAACACGAACAGCGGATGCACCCGGAACAGTTTCGCAAGAAGCCGACCTTCAAAAAGGGTGGCCCTACTTCGCTGGAGATGAAGCAGATGGGGCGCAATCTGGCCAAGGTCAAAAACCAGAGGACGAAATAATGGAAAAGATCAAGTCAGTCAAAGTGGCTCCGGTGGGTCTCGCGAAGAACAAAGAGACCATCAACAATCTGAACCTCGGCGTTGGCAACATCAGCGGCAAGGACTACCCTGAGCCCAAGACCACCGGCATTAAGATTCGCGGCACCGGTGCGGCGACCAAGGGTGTCATGGCACGAGGCCCGATGGCTTGAGGTGAGGCATGAACTACTCGACGCTGTTCACGACGATCAAGGGCTACCTTGAGAATGACTTCCCGCTTACCAGCTTTACTGGAAGCACGGGTGCGGTTGATAACTACACCAGCGCCGAGCAGACCAATACCTTCATTACTCAGGCCGAACAGCGAATCTACAACACCGTCCTGTTCCCGGCCCTGCGACGCAATGTTACCGGCTCTACTTCGACGAACAACAAGTATTTGAATTGCCCGACTGATTTTCTGGCGGTTTACTCGATGGCGGTGATTGACGGGACAGGTGCGTATACGTATCTGCTCAACAAGGATGTGAGCTACATCAGAGCTGCTTATCCAACCCCAACTTCCACCGGAATCCCTGCCTACTATGCCATGTTCGGGCCAGTTTCGAACGACGAGACTGAGCTGACCTTCATCCTTGGCCCGACGCCGGACGCCGTTTACACGGTCGAGCTGCATTACTTCTACTACCCGGAGTCGATCACGACAGCGGCCAGCGGCTACACATGGCTCAGTGAGAACTACGATCCGGTGCTGCTCTACGGCTCTTTGGTTGAGGCTTACACGTTTATGAAGGGTGAGCCGGATATGATTGCCCAATACGAGAAGAAATTCCAAGAGTCCCTGATGATGATCAAACGCCTTGGCGACGGGATGGAGAAGCAGGATCAATACCGGAGCGGGACGCCTCGCGTCCCTGTAGGCTAATATGGCTTTTACCGGGAACGCACTATGTAACGTTTTCAAGACCGGGCTGCTGGACGGAACCTACGACTTCGGCACCGGCACGACTGACGTGTTCAAGATTGCGCTGTATACCAATACGGCCACGCTGGATGCGGACACCACGGCCTACACGACCACTGGTGAAGTCACTGACGCCGGATACACGGCTGGTGGGGCCACGCTTACAGTCAGTCAGGTGCCGACTATTGGAACGCAAAATGGTAGCAGCGCTGTGGCGTTTTTGTCGTTTGCTGATGTGTCTTGGTCTGGTGAGATTACCGCCAGAGGGGCTTTGATCTACAAATACAACGGCACGACAAACCCGGCTGCTTGCGTACTGGACTTTGGCTCCAACAAGAAGTCAGTGGCTACGTTTCAAGTGCAATTCCCATCGGCCACCAGCACCTCGGCCATTATCAGATTAGGATAAGGAGTAGAACATGAATGTCAATAAATCGAAAGCTGGCGGCGTATACCGCATTGAATGTTTTGATAAAACCGGCGTCCTTAAATGGGTGGCCGAAGATCATAACCTCGTAGTCAACGAAGGTCTGCAGTACATGAACGCTGCTGCTTTGACTGGCGGCACTGTGGTGACTACGTGGTATTTGGGCATCTACGGCGCTGGCGCATCGAACACTCCGGCTGCGGGTGACACGATGTCTTCCCATGCGGGCTGGATTGAAGTGACCCCCTACAGCAACGCGACCCGTCCGACCTGCACGTTTGCTACCCCGACCACGGCTGATCCGTCGGTTGCCACTAACTCCGCTTCCCCGGCATCGTTTACTATCAATGCAACCTCGACTGTTGGCGGTGCGTTTTTGGTTAGCAACAGCACCAAGGGCGGTTCTGCTGGCACCCTGTTCTCGGCGTCGGACTTCAGCGCCCCGGGTGACCGTACGGTAGCGTCTGGTGACACGCTGAATGTGACGTATACCTTTAGCCTCGACGCGGCCTGATTTAGCGCATAGGAGCGAGACAGGGTGTTCGGTCTAGCAACATTTTCCGGAGCACCTTTTTCCTCGCTACCGGGGGCTTTGTTTTCGTCTGCTGTATCCGAGACAGCTACCGGTAGCGATTCAGTTTTCAGCCTTGCCACGTTTGGCTCGGCTTTATCGGAACTTTCTACCGGCTCAGATGCTATCAGCAGCTTGGCTGTTTTTAACGGCACACTCTCCGAGCTTGCTACGGGTTCTGACTCTACGTCGGCTATAGCTAACTTCTATTCTGCTCTCTCCGAACTGTCCACCGGCAGTGACTCTTCCGTTGGATATATTACGTTCCCGGTGAGCGTTAGTGAACAATCACAGGGCTCCGATGCGGTTTCTTCTGTAGCGCTATTTGCCCCATTGGTATCAGAAACAGCTACGGGCTCTGATACCGTTACTTCGTCGTTTGTATTCTTTGGCAGCGTATCGGAGACCGCGACCGGTTCGGATGTAGCTTCGACAGCCGTTATATTCCCTGTTTCTCTGTCTGAACTCGGGACTGGATCGGATGCTGTTTCCGTTACTTTAAGTATGTATCCTGTAGTTCCCGAAAGTGCCGTCGGCGCGGATGTATTAACCAACACGGCGGTTTTTAGCGCGGCCTTCTCAGACACGGTAACAGGTGCGGATGTTATCATTGGGGCATTCCTCTGGAACCCAATTGATGACGCGCAAAACCCGAATTGGTCTGGCATTACAGCAAACAACGACGCCAACTGGCAGGAGATTACTGGCGAGGCTTCTACCAACTGGCAGAAAATAGATACGGTAAACTGATATGGCCCTTGTTCTCAAAGATCGCGTCAAAGAAACGACCACCAGCGTAGGAACCGGGACAATCACGCTCGCCGGTGCTTCTGTTGATTACCAATCCTTCTCCACCATCGGTAACACAAACACCACCTACTACTGCATTGCAGGGCAGGGCACCAACGAATGGGAAGTGGGTATCGGCACCTACACCGCCTCCGGTACGACGCTCTCCCGTGACACGATTCTCTCTTCTTCCAACTCCGGGTCTGCTGTCAACTTCAGCGCAGGCACCAAGGATGTGTTTGTGGTGTACCCGGCTGGCAAGTCGGTATATCAAGACTCCTCCGGGGTAACAACGATTGCTTCGTTGGTTGCCACTACCGCCGACATTAACGGCGGCACGATAGACGGGACGGCAATCGGCGGCTCTACCCCTGCGGCGGGTGCGTTTACGACCATTTCGGCTTCTGGTGTAGCAACATTCTCCGCGGGGAGCGCAGCCGCACCTGCTATTACGACTTCTGGCGACACCAACACCGGCATCTTCTTCCCTGCTGCTGACACTATTGCCTTTACAGAAGGTAGTACGGAGGCGATGCGTATCGACTCCTCCGGTAACGTGGGGATTGGGACGAGTTCGCCCACACAGAAGCTATCTGTTGGCGGTTACATCTCCGTCAACTCCAACAACATCTCAGCCGACAATAGCCTTGGTTTTAGAAACCGCATCATCAATGGCGGTTTTAACATTGCACAGAGAGGAACTTCTTTTACTTCTACTGGTAATGCCAATAATGACGACACTTATAACCTTGATCGTTGGTATGTGTTATCCGATGGAAACGATGTAGTAGACATTACTCAAACAACAACTGTCCCAACAGGAGCAAAGTTTTCAATTGGCTTGGATGTAGAAACAGCCAACAAAAAGTTTGGCATCGCCCAGATCATTGAAAATGCAAACTGCTTTGATGCTATTGGTCAGACAGTTACATTGTCGTTTGATGCAAAAGTGTCCTCCACAACCAAATTAGACAATGTTAAATGCGCCATCGTTGCGTGGTCTGGAACTGCGGACTCGGTAACTTCAGACATTATTTCTGCTTGGGGCGTCGAGGGTACAAACCCCACGCTGATTGCCAACGCCACTTATGAGAACAGTCCTGCCAACTTGAATGTAACAACTTCATTTGCAAGGTACACAGTTTCAGCGGCAGTCGATACTTCTA